GAGATAAAAGTCGTCCGTCAAATCCTGATATGTGTCATAAATAGTCTTTATGTTCCAGTTGTTTTTTGTGGACGGCGGCAAGACAAGCATTGAGCCTGTTGGTTGACTGTAAAGAATGTATGCGTAAGGCTTTACTTCCTTACTTTCGTATCCGTGAACAGTATCCACGATTGTATTGGAGAATGGAAAGTCGTGTGGATCATCAGTAAATGCCCGACGTGTTGTTTTCACTTCTAAAACTTTAGGCAGTTTTTCTAGGATGATGTCTTTTTCACCTAATGTGAACCGCGCACGATCTGCTTTGTTTTGTGCGAGTTCAAGTTCTGGCACTTTGCAGGGGATTCCTTGTTCACTGAGAAACTTGGCAACTATATTGTTGTACTTGTGGCCTTCTGTGAATGCCTTTTCATAGTTGTATGTCATGTTCTACTATCTCAATTTTTGCGTCTGCAAAAAACTGCTTTACTAGAGGCCATTGTACATAGTTTCCATCATTTATGCAAACGACTCTAATAACCCCAGATGAGGCTATGAGTTTGGCGCACCCCATACAGGGCGTTCCGTTGACGATGAGTGTTGCTCCTATGCGCATGGAGGGGTCTGACCATAGGAGCGCTCCTGCTTCGGCGTGTTGGCTTATGCAGTTATCGTAGGCGCTTCCCGATGCCGAGTCTTCGTGGAGTCTTGGGCAGTGGCCGTCTGTGCAGTGTGGCATTCCTGGAGGGGAGCCATTGTATCCAAAACCAATAACACGCTTATTTGTAGCTATTATAAAAGAAGCATATTGTTTTTTGGAACACGTGGAAAATATTGGTGCTAACGACTGGCATGCTTTTAGCCATTTGATTTCGTGGGGAAGAATCATGTGATGGCTATTTCTATCCGGTTTATTGCTTTTTGAACCAAACTAACAATGTCTGCAAATGTATGACTAGAAGACCATTCATCAATATCGTCATCAATTAAAGATTCTAGATACGAAACTGTTTCCATGAACAAACTAATACTGTGTTCAGGCACGGGGATTCCATCTTCTGTTACGGAACCATCCCAGGGTTGAAGTTTCTTTAATGTTGAACCGCATGCGAGAGCAAGGGAACCTTTGAAACTTACAGCTCCAGTATAGGAATTGTATGGAATGTCTTTTTCAAGACCGAGTTCTCTTAGTATTCCTATGGCTTTGTGGCAAACATCAGGAACACCGAGTCTCCCCAGATAGGAGATACTCATTGTTTTACTTTAGTTAGTTCCAAGCCTAGTGCGTGTGCGAATGCGCGTGCTTCGTCGGGTGAGACGAAAGTTGCTGCTTCGTAGGTTACATTATCTCTGTAGCGGATAAGTACCCATTTGTCTTGTTCATCTAGTTTGAAAACATGATAGGAGTCGTTGCCTTTTACTTTTATACCGCTTGATGTGAAGTCGTATTTTTGTGTCATTTTCATTCTTTGGGATGTAGTAATTCTAGGTCATTGACATATTTTTCAAGATTGTGTTTTGCTTTATCGTATTGCCTACGTAGTCGTAGTTCTTCGGTAGCTGGGAGAATGCCTCGTTTGCGTGCGACTATAATCTGTTTGGCTGCGCTTGATACTGGTATTCCGAAGTGGGCGGCTACTGCTTTTTGGGTATTGGTTGAGGATGCGTATGATCTCATGAAAACATTAGCTACTTCGTAGAGGTGTTTTTCTGAGGATTTTTTTCCTTGGCTCATTGGTTATTCCTGATTCTTACGGGCGTGATACTGCAATCTTTTTTGCTCATTTAGTTTGTCTCTATTTTTACGATTATATTCACGCATGTATTCAAGGTTATTTCCTTTTCTTTTTGAGTCATTTATGCGTTTGCATTCCTTGCAGACTCTATATTCTTCACCAATTTGCCTGCCCTGTTTCTTTACATATACAATCGGTTCAAATTCCTCAAAAGAATGACCTTTTTTACAGTGAGTCTGTTTTTTCGTCTGAGGGGGGTTTCTTCCTTTTTTGAACATATCCTTCATGTTTCCTGAATTCGTATCTAGAAAAAGATGTTCAGGATTAACGCACGGCGGGTTGTCGCAACGGTGGCAGACAAATAGGCCTTTTGGTACTTCACCGATATGAAATAGGTAGCTTGAGACATGCGAACCAATTGCCGGTTTGTCTTGATAGTACTTGAAGGAACCGTAATCTTTACTGTTCTTTCCAGCTTCCCAAATCCAGCAATCTGGATACGCCTCACTACCAGACTTGTTAACTTTCTTAAAGAAACGCTCTTTGGGTGAAAGATTTATAGGCATGCCTTTACTTTACAGGGCAAGCACCAGTCGCGCAATCATCAAGATCAATTTCGTCGTTTCCTGTCAGAACCATAGGGATTGAAAAGTCAACTTTTGCAAGCAGTTTTTCATACACTTCATGAGTAATTTCTTCATATGGTGGCAACGGGAAGTTGTGGTCAGCGTGAAGAAGGAAAGAAACAGACTTGACGTGGTTGTCGTAATTGCTTGACAACCATTCCTTGATTTGCTCAAGTTCTTCCTTACGGTAATAGACAGTTACGGAAACTGCGTTGTCTGCCCATTGTGTTTGCATCTTTTTAACCCATTCAAGCTGTTCTACGGCTGTGATGTCTTTTGCTAAAACTGCATTCTCTGGAGACTGACAAGGGAAATCAACAACATACTTTGTGTGATCTTCTCTACCATCAAGACCGATTTCCCATTGAACCTTGTAGCCACGGGCACGGCATGCGTTCACGAGCGGATCGGCAGCACCGAAACGAACACGACGAATGTAGTAGCGCGCAAATGCTGGATGGATTCCTGGGGTTACACCTGGAAGAAGGGAAAGGGTGCCAGAAGGCTGAACTGTTGTTAGGCGAACAGAGCGTGGGTAGCCCTTCTCTGCCGAGTATTCAACATCAAGCTTGTCTAGGAATTCGTATCCGTCGCTAAGCCAAGAGACTTGCTCGTCGCTTGCTTGAAGGATTCCAGTAATTGACTGACCGAGGCGTGCGTTCTTGCGAACGATGTTTGTTGTCTTTTCGTATGGATAGTCCATACGGGTGATTTGCTTTTGAGTGACATAGAGAAGTCGTGAGATTTCTTTGAATTGTTCAAACGATGAAATGTTTGGAAGGAAAAGAGTTGCAAGGTTGCATGACTCACCATCAGCCAATGCAATTTCTGCACATGGGTTGAAACCATCAATTGTTGGGTCAGGACGCGCTTCTCCAGCACGACCGAACTTACGGGCAAGACGGCGATTCAACAAACCGTATGGTTCACCGCTTCCGTTATAGCCCTTCCAAAGTTCTGGTTGAATGTGGTCAAAATAGTCTGCATAGATGCTGTTGTTTGAGTTAGCACGCCATGCAGGAATGTCACCGCTTGACCAGTTCTTAGCACGAAGGAAAAGAACATCGTCTGGGTCACCGATTGCTATTTGCGCCGACCGACGTGACGAGCCGGAAACAACAATGCGACCAATAATGTTACAAATATCCAAAACATCAATAGACCTTAATTTCTTTCCTGCACGATTGTTGAGAACCTTGCAAATGTCGTCAATACCTTCAATGAGGGCACCAGGCCCGCTTGCTGTTCCGCCGAATGTGTTTAGTTTTGCACCAAACTCACGAATGAGAATTGTTGAATACGAAAATGATTTTCCTGTTTCAAAATATGACTTCAAAACACTGTGAAGCAAGCGCCGCCATCCTTGACGAGAGTCTGGAACAATAATGTCTGCATCGTTTGTGCGCTCATGCGTGATAACGATGTTGTTTTTTACTTTTGGAAGTTCGTGAATCTTTGCTCGTTCAACAGAGAACCCAACGCCTCCGCCAAGCATGAGGTAGTCAAACAAAAGTTCAAAGTCTTCTACTTTTTCAATGTTTGTGAAGTAGCAGTTGTTAAGTGATGTGCCGTTGAATTGTTTTACAAGCGGTGTGCCGAGTTGCCACAATGCACGGCCTGACATTGAGCAGCGCAAGTTGAACATGTGGTCAAACAGTTTTTCTGCATCATCTTTTGTGTATGGAACACCAATGTCAAAAGCACCATCAATAACTCTTTGGATTGTTTCTACCCATGATTCGTTGCGGTTTTTACCTTCAACAGGGCGACTGTATGTACGAAGATAAACGATTTCTCCTAGTCCTCCGAATCCCCAAGGAGGAGTTTTTGTCGCATAAGTGTCAATGAAAGATTGGTCAAGTATGGGCATATAAACTCCTGTTAGTCGTAATGGGTAGACAGTAAGGATACAGTATTTTTATATACAGAAAGTGTTTAGAGTAAGTTCAATTCTCGCGCTTTATCCACAGGTATGACTTGACCTTTTTGTACGATCAGAACTCGTGCGGTTGTGAATGGCGATATTTGTCGTTCTTCAAAAATATCTTCTTTGACTGTAAATGTCATTTTTTTATCTATGGAATTGAAAATTCCAATTCCGATAATATGTTTTGGTTCAGATGTGTCTGTTGCACAATCTCCTGTTGGGTGACCACAAACTGGGCATGCTTTTCTGTCTGCTCTAGTAATGGACACATCGCCCATAATGTATTCAGAAGACTCGTAGAAATAACCCATATGTATATTCTACTTATCCACAGGTCTTAAAATTAAAAGTCTGCGTGATTTTCAATAAAATTAATAACTTTGGCTGCGGTTGTTTCACCGTCAACGCCAGGGTCACTACGTAACCAGCGCAAAAAGTCGTACCATTTGCGTTGCTGGTCAGGGTCATCAAAAACAAGAGAATATTGAACGACGGCACGAGTGCTTCCGGAAACACCAGCAGAAGTTGATCCTTGTGTTACGAGCGATGACATGTCTGCGCCTTTTGGTGCTTCTATAACAACATCACCGTCGCTGTTTCGTGAATAAGAAACATTTGCTTTGGTATCTTCTTCTTCGTCATCTAATAATGAAATAATTGGCTGTTCGTAGAGTCCAGGTGTTGAGGGTGCATATTCTGATCTTTCCTGAGAATGATCCATAATTGCTAGTTCAAATTCATCCCACTCAAGGTTTTGCATCAAATCTGAGTAATCTTCAACGATTAAACCCAAAGCATCGTACAAAAGTTTGTCATCAGTGTGACCAAGTTCGTTTGTACGGTTATCTGCAATAGCGAAAGCCATAGCACGAGCATCGTCTGCATCCATTTGAATAACAGCAATATGTGTCCACCCAAGCGATTTAGCTGCTTGGTACTGGTGGTTGCCCGCAAGAATGGTTGAAGTTCCGTCATCGTTGGGACGGACAACAATGGGGCGCACTTGACCAAACTCTTCATAGGACGCTGCAATGGCTTCAACATTTCCTATTCTTGGGTTACCCGGAAGAGCTACTAACGAGTCCATGCTTACGGCTAGATCGTTAATTGAAGAATGGATTTTGTGGTTCATTATAGGTATTCACTTATTTGGTTAATCAATTGTGCTTTAGGGAATGCCCCAACAATAGTTTTCACAAGTTTTCCATCTTTAAAAACAAGAATAGTGGGGATACTCATGATGTTGTTATCTTTTCCAATTTCTGGATAATCGTCAACATTAACTTTGCCTACTTTTACTTG